GTTCAGTTGCGTCACCTGCCTGACCTTTTGGGTTGCGGTGGCCCTGACACTTCCCACCTGCGGTTGGGTCCTCGCTCCTGTTTACGGCCTCGCCTCTGCGGGGTTGACCGTTGTAATCCTGCAACTGACGAACCGATGACCCAAGACGAGTTCATTCTTGCAATCAAGCACCGCCACTATTGGGAGCAGTACCAAGCCGCCCTTTTCATGCGGCTCTCCCCCGAAGCGGTCCACGATTTGCAGACCATCCTCGTGGCTCATGGCAGACCCAACACGAATTGGTGGTGCGCTGACTGCGTAAAATCGGCACTCCAATACATTTACCAAGAGGCGGACCAGTTCGCCGAAGCCAACCACCACACCGTTACCCATGCCCTCAACCAAAGCCCCCAACGATGAGGCCCAAGTCCAAGCCCGCATGGATTCGCTGATGATGGTCATCACGACCCTCTGCGACTGCATTGGGGCGGTAGAGGAATCCAACTCGCCGAACGCTTTTGCGGTGAAGATGAAAATCGTGGACAAGATTGACGAACTGATTGATAAAATAGAATACTGATGGGAGCAGGAAGGCCACGGTCGTTTGAAACACCCCAAGACCTTTGGGACGCATTCGTCAAGTATGCCGAAGAAGTCAAGGCAAACCCACGCCTCAAGACCGTCTTTGTGGGCAAGGATGGGGAACAGAAACTTGAGCCATTGCAGCGTCCTTTGACGATGGAGGGCTTTCAACTATTCCTGTGGGATTTGGATGTAAGAAGCGGAGCGGACGAGTATTTCACAAACAAGGACGGCAAATACGACCAATTTTCGGAGGTCTGTTCACGCATTAAGAAATCCATCCGCAAAGACCAAATTGAGGGAGGCATGGTTGGTCAGTACAACCCATCCATCACCCAGCGGTTGAACGGGTTGGTAGAAAAGCAGGAAACGAGTATCACCATTGAGCAGCCGCTTTTTGGGGAATAGTATTGCGGGTTTGCGAAAGGCTCGTATCTTTGTGTCAGTCAGGTGGCGGAATTGAGCATCGGCTTACGATAGTCCTTCAAACGGGAAGTGCGCATACCCTACTATCGGCCCTCCCCTGACTACACGGCTATGTGGTGGGAGGCCACCCATACAACACCTTGTATGATTGCGGGTTCAACTCCTGCCATGGCCGCAAAACCATTTCGTTGACGCCAACAAAATGATGTTCCAGTACACCACCGCCATCCGCAAAATTCGGGCGATGACCGCTCGGAAGAAGGTGATACAAGGTGGCACAAGTGCGTCCAAAACCTTCGGCATCCTTGCGGTGCTGATTGACCACGCCGCTCGGTTCCCCAAGTCGGAGATTTCGGTTGTATCCGAATCCGTGCCTCACCTACGACGGGGGGCCATCAAGGACTTCGCCAAGATCATGCAATGGACCCATCGTTGGGTTCCCGACCGCTGGAACAAGACCCTCCTGCAGTACAACTTCGCCAACGGGTCCACCATTGAGTTCTTTTCCGCTGATTCGGAAGCCCGCCTCCGAGGGGCAAGGCGGCAGGTCCTCTACATCAACGAGGCCAACAATATCGACTTCGATTCCTACTACCAGTTAGCCATCAGGACCAGCCAAGAAATCTACATCGACTTCAACCCCACCCACGAATTTTGGGCGCACACCGAGGTCCTCCCCGAAGCGGATGCGGAGTTTCTAATCCTCACCTACCAAGACAACGAAGCCCTTCCTGATACGATTCGGAACGATATAGAACTAAACCGAGCCAAAGCGGAGCATTCCGCATACTGGGCGAACTGGTGGAAGGTGTACGGCCTCGGTCAAGTCGGGACGCTCCAAGGGGCTATCTACGGCGATTACACGGTGGTTGAGGGTATAGACCCAAGCACGATGAAATTCGTCGCCTACGGGCTTGACTGGGGGTTCAGCAACGACCCCACGGCCTTGGTCGCCGTGTACCGCAGGGGTGATGACCTATTCATTCACGAACTGCTCTATCATCGGGGCTTGACCAACTCCGACATAGCAACAAGGTTGAAGGAGTTCGGCATTACAAGGGCGTGGGAAATTGTGGCCGATTCAGCAGAACCGAAGTCAATCGAGGAAATCTACCGCCTCGGATTCAATATCAAGCCCGCATCCAAGGGACCCGATTCGGTCAGGCAGGGGATAGATGTGGTCAAGCGGTTTAACCTTCATGTGACCAAGGATTCCGTGAACCTGATAAAAGAACTCCGCTCGTACACTTGGGCCACGGACAAGGACGGCAAGGACACGGGGGTCCCGATTGATTCCTACAACCACGCCTGCGATGCGCTCCGCTATGTGGCCCTCAACAAATTGGCCGTGAGCAACTCGGGCAAGTATCTTGTGGTGTAACTTTGGGGCATGAACCTCGAATCCATCCTTGACCTTGCCCTCGCCATCGGTCGGGTCGTGCTGGCCTTGGTGTTTATCGGCTGCATCTTAACCCTCCTTATTCAATGAAACTATACACAGAAGAACAAATAAAGTATTTCTTTGAATGTGGTAGAAATTACCAAAATAACGCAGAAATTACTTTTCGAGTAGCGCGAGATGAAATGCCTACTAAACCCATTGAACTGCCAACGGACGAGGAGATAGGGAAAGGCAGAGATGAACACATACCCATTAATGAAATTGATATGTGGTCGGAGAGATTATATTTTACCCTTGGTGCAAAATGGATGCGTGACAAAATACAAGGAAACCAAACCATAGAGCCATGAAACTCATCCACTATTACCACATTTATTGCGGCGGCGGCGGCCAATGGCAACTCATCATGCACCAACACATGATGGCCCTGTGCAATTACGGGCTGATAGAACAACTGGACGAAATCCGTGTGGGCATCGTTGGCCCACCCGACCAGCGGAAGGTCGTGAAAGAAATCTTGGACAACTCGCTCGTGGCGGCAAAGATTAAGGTGGTGGTCACCCGAACCAACGCTTGGGAGCAAGCAACCCTCACCGAGATGTACAAGGCGAGCCAAACCGAGGATGCGGCGTATTTGTACGGGCATACGAAGGGGTCCGCTGACCCGTCGCTTGTGAAGCAGATGTGGTGCAGGTCCATGATTTTCTTCAACATCGTCGCTTGGGAACGCTCCCTTGCGGAACTGGAGAAAGTGGACTGCGTGGGAACCCATTGGCTCACCACCGAGCAGTTCCCCCAAATTGCGGACCAAAACAACCCCGACGGCTACCCATATTTCGCAGGGAACTTTTGGTGGGCCAAGTCAAGCCATGTTCGGGAACTCGGTGAACCGCTCCGAGAACATCGCTACCAAGCCGAAACTTGGATTGGCAAGCGGGAAGGCATGACCGTGTACGACCCCAATCCAGGCTGGCCCGACCCAAGCAAATTTGTCATCACATTCTAACCATGAAACTGCTCGCCAATATCGCCTACCACCACCATCCGAACAGGGTGGAGAACTTGACCAAGGTCATTGAGGCCATCAAGTCCTACCCTGTGCAGTCGGACATCTTCGTGGACACCAACGACCCCCAAGCAGCGCAAGAACTCGCTCACCTTCCCGTCACCTTCCACGCCCACACGGCGATGGGACACCCTTGGGAACTGACCAGCAAGCACCGCAACAGGATTGCAGAGGTGTACCAGCACTTTGACTGGGTGGCGTATTTCGAGGACGACATGATGCTTCCCAAAGAGGGTTTCGTCAACTTCACCAAGCAGTTTGATGCGATGTTTGAGGACAACTTGTACCCGTCCTTCACTCGGATTGAAACCTACCCCAATGTGGAAGGCGAATTTAGCCCCGACATTACATTCAATCCTACACCGAATATGTGGAAGGAGTGGAACGGGAAGACCTACGCAAGCCTTCCGTTTTACATCAATTACCACGCTTTTTGGATGTTCAGCACCAAGCGTCTTGCCGAGGTGTTGAGCCGCAACCCGCAAGCGTTGCAGGTTATACCGAACAACGGCCTCTACCGTGAATCCCTTGCCTCCCTACCCATTTGGTCCTTGGAACTGAAGCCCATGCTGGAGATGACCGAGCAGGGCGAACTTGCGGACCATTGCAAGGTCTATCACCTATCCAACAACTATCGGGACAACAGTAGGAACATCAAAGAAATCTTTAAGCGATGAAACACGACCACATCTTCGGCTGGTCCAGCCCGCAGGAACAAGGCCAACTCCTTCAGTTCATCCTTGACACCCTGCCCCCCAAGCCTCGCATCACTATGGCTGAAATCGGGGTTTACCTCGGACGAGGCACGGCCATCTTTGACGAGGTGTTTGTCAGCAGGGGGCAGAACTACAAGTTGATAGCGGTGGACCATTTTGAGGGTTCGCCCGAACACAAGGCCAGCAACTCGGTTCCATCCTACGAAGTGTTCAAGCAGAACATGATTCCGATATGCGACCAAGTTTGGGCCCACAACTGCGATTCCATCGCTGCATCCAAACTATTCAAGCAGGGCGAATTTGACATCGTTTACATCGATGCGGCCCACGAATACGAACCCGTGCTTGCGGACCTGGAGGCTTGGTTCCCGAAGGTCAAGCGGGGAGGGTTTATTTGCGGGGACGACTACACGGCGGGATGGCCAGGGGTTGTGAAGGCGGTGGGCGAATTCTTCGGGGGACGGCACGGCGTTGTCCCAGGCACGCAACAATGGTACTTCCAAAAATGAAACTCCAAGACCTGACCATCGACCAATTCCAACGCATCGCTGCGCTGGAGTTCTCGCCCGTGCTGACCGATTACGACAAGCGTGCAGGGGTCGTGGCGATAGTGGAGGGGGTAGATGTATCGCTCGTCCGAGAAATGCCCGCCAAGGGGCTGACAAAGCGTTACAAGACCATCATAGCGGAGTGGAACGAACTGCCGACCTTGGCTTATCGCAGGCGGTTCAAGGCGGGGGGCAAGTGGTGGATTCCGACGGTGTTCACAGACGAACTCACGGCGGGGCAGTTGATAGACCTAATGGACACCGATACCACCGACGAGAAGAAACTCGTCCAAAACCTGCACCGCATCATGGCTACCCTTTGCAGGGAGGGTGGGTTCCTTGGCTACTTCCCGAAGAAGTACGACGGGGCAAGCCACCAAGAGCGGGCCGAAATGTTCAAGTCCCACGCCAAAATTGGCGATGTTTGGGGGGTGGTCAGTTTTTTTTTGCTAAGTTCAGAATCCTACTTGAAAGTTTTGAGCGACTATTCCAAGCACCTGACGAAGGGAATGCAGGGCCAATAACCAACCCGCTTGCTGGCTACGGTTGGCTGATGGTCGTGTGGAGGATGGCGAACAAGGATGTGCTGAAATTTGATGCCATCTTCGCAATGAAAGCGGTGGAGTTCCTGAACTATGCCCTGCTGATACACGACATCTTGGAAGCCGAACGGATGGAAGCGGAGCGGATGCGGAGGCGGTAGGACACAATTTGCGAGGCTGGACATTTACCAGCATGGAGTTTGATGTATTCGTAGGTGGTTCGGGCAAGAAACTGACCGACATCCAAAAGCAAGCCTTGCCCGATTTCGGGGTAAATCTTGCGGAGGGGGCCATTGACAACAAGTCCTACGCCGTGGTCAAGAAATGGTTGGAAGGGGTCATCACTTTGGCCAAGCAGAACCTCGCAAATTCAGGGGCTATTGCCAGCGATTCCTTATCTGCCAGCATTGACTTTGAACCCATCACGCTCACCGACACTTCCTTCGTTGTCGCTATTGTCGCCAACGATTACTGGAAATATGTGGACCTCGGTGTCAAGGGTGCGGTCAGCAGTAGTCGTGCCCCCAATAGCCCGTTTCAGTACAGGGACAAGCGGCCACCTATCCGTCCCATCCAAGAGTGGATTGCGTTTAAGAGCATCCAACTGGAAGGCCGTGACAAGGAGGCCGCCAACCGTTCCTTCGCTATAAACATCGCCAACAAGATTAGGCGGGAAGGCTTACGGGCCACCAACTTCATGTCCAACGCAGCCACCAAGGAAATGGTGGATGTGCTTACCGAAAACATAGCCGAAGTCCTCGGCAAGTCCATAAGCGTCGCAACCGTCCGATAACCCATGTCCATAACCGTCCTTTCGGGTTCGCCCCTCGTAGCGACCCCCGTTTACAACAAGATGCTCTACAAGGTCAGCGGCTCGCTGATTGCCCAGCCGAACTACCGCTATGTCTGCGATGTGAAGAACCCCGCAGG